TTTTAGTTCTTCTCGTGGCACTCGGACAATTTGGTCAGTAACAGTACGTTGGTTGATGTACGTGTAAGCCAATGCCATATTTCTTACATTATCATACTTCTTACGAATTTTGATTGTAAGTAATGGACTCGGCAACATACACACCACCCAGCGTACTTTTTCTCGATCAGGATGATCAAGCTGCCAAATGGTCGTTAACCCATCACAAGGTTTTGAGTATTTTTTCCAATATCGCTGTGATGTCTTGGAAGTCATGTGGCATCGGATGTAATTACGATCTTCTACCCATGTTGGGAGTTGATCACCATCCGTAATCGGACCACGAAGTGGCGCTGGGATTAAAGCCAGTAACCGCGCATGACTCGCTCTTAATATGTCAATGATAGGATGAGATATATTGTTCTGACGAACAATACGCCCCAACTTATTGACACTTAAGATAACGTCGTTAATGTTATGACACCATTTGATGTCGTAACATGTGATATCACCATAACCGTCAAGAAAAAATCGACCGCAGCTCTCCCGTAAAGGTTTGCCAAGGAAAGATTTCTTCTTATTGACGATGAATCCGGCCGCTGTTATGGAATGGACAACATCATCAGCATTATTACTTTTGCAAATGATATCGTCTCCATAAACGGACCCCTGAGGATCGAATTCTCTCACGAGCGCTAACAGCGTGAGTGTTAATAATTCGAACGTGAATCCATTCCCCATTGAAGAAGTTTTTACAACTGGATGCCATTTTTTCACATGTGAAAAACGAGCATTAGCTGTTACGACTTTCTCATTTAAGAGAATGAATTCACTGCGTAAAGAATTTAGCGTAGAAAAAACGCGCTTATTCTTAAGCATCAGTCTGGTGAGTGTGTGATGTATGGAATCAGAAGCATTAGATTCATCAACTGTCGAAACAGTTGGGTCTTTAATCATCTGACGATGCCTATCCTGGCCAATTTCGAGATCGTTATTAGCATTATGCTTTAAACAAAGACGAAAACCAGTGGCAAAAACCATCTGCATCACGACGTTAAGGAAACACTCGATGTTAATAAAGCGTCTCTTTTTCGTGTCTTTGTAAACCGATGTTCCACGAGAACCGAGCTTAACTAAGCAACGGTCATCCAGAATATCGTGTTCATAGAAGATACGATTGAGAACAATCTGGGAAAATTCTTCTGAAGACAAACTATCGAGTTTGCTACTTCGATTGTCTCGCGACAATCTTAGTGAAGAACCAGTAGTTATTCGAGAGAACGTACAGCCTCGCAAGCTTCTTTTCAGAAGATGCTTGGATGCGGTCACTCGAAACGCTTTACAATTAGCGATAAATTTTGCCGCAGCAGGCGCAGCGTCTATAGTTACCGTCCAATCCCTCACATTATTTAACTTAGAGAAGAAACTAACATCACCCTGGCGAGCATTAAAGCTCTCGCC